AATGTTTTCAAATTCTGCTGGTGTCCGGCAAACGCCGAGTGTTTCGGTGGAAACGTAATGTAGAGATAACCGCCATTGTTTAACAAACACCTTATATTATGAAACGCCATCCACTTAACATGAATATGCTCAATGGTATCACGCATTATTATCAGGTCATACCCCTTTCCGGCTGACAACGGTATCGCCCTGGTCATTCCTGTAATGTCGCCGATCATTACAAAGTCACCCTCTATCAGCTTTTCGTTTATCTCCAGCCCCTCACATTCAATTCCATGACTGCGAAAATTACCTACTACCCCGCCTTCCCCGCAACCCACAACCAGCACGGTCAAATCATCGAGATTCTTAATGTGTTGCTTTAAGTAGGGATACAGGTATTTGTGTGAAAACATTACCTGCTCGTTATGGCGACTCATGTTCACTTTCTGCCTCCCTGTCGGAAATTTTATCAAAGGCTTCGTCTCTACTATTAGCTTCAACTGGCTCAAAATATTTTTTTAACAAATGGAGAAGCTTGATCAATTAATGACCTTCCATTCCACACTCTTTTAACGATTAACTCGCCATTTACGTGAATATAGCCATCCCATTTCATTTCAACCTCCTATTTATCTTATCTATCGCTTCCCACATATCGCTTAGCTCGTCTAAGATAGCGTCAATATCATCATCACGGTAATTATACGGAGTTGGATATTCTGTTGTTCCCTGTGCTGTAGGGGGAAGCATTTCAAGTTTACCAAATACACATAATGAGTCAGCTATAATCTCGTCAAGTGTATATACAGTATCAATAGTCACCTTCTCTGGATTTAGCTGTCTCTTTTTCCATTCCATAAACCGTTCCCATTCAGGGTCAACTATCGGCATGTTAAATTTCATTCCGTATAGTTGCTTCCATTCCCAAAATTCATCTTTAGGATATATTGGCAAATTCTGTATGTTTGGGTTATGTTTAGGTTGCTCAAATATCTCATTCTCAACCGCTTGCTCCAACACCTCAATCTTCTGCTCCAATGTCTCTATCCGTGCATCTAACGTCTCAATCTGCTTGAACAGTTTATAATACTGGATAATTTCGTCTATTTCGGAATTAGACTCCTGATTAGACGGTTTCTCGTACAGCAACCCATCTATCGTCAAGGATTCATCTTCTATGTTAAAATCTATTTCATATTCTCCAAAGTGACAGACATAATTTGTATAATCTACAGGCAAAAAATCAAAATAATTGCTCACAGCACCTATGCTATAACTAAGCGTGTCGAGTAGGGTGCTATCAACCTCGACCGCCTCATACTTGAAATCGCTATAACCCTCAGTGCCAACTATCGTGTCAATCGCAGTTACCTCATAGCTTCCACTCAGCATCAACGTAGCCAACATCAGGATAATAAATATAGTCTTTTTCATACCACCACCTTCTCTACATTTGTCATGCGGTTGTTATCCCAAATAATAAAAACTCTTTCTGCAAAAGAAACAAAGCATCTTTTAAATTTATCAATATGATAACCGAGAGTTCCATGTAGTAATGCCACTGTCCCCCTCCTGACCACAGTTACACCGTATCCATTAAATTCAAACTTATCCCCAACCTTAACCTCGCTCCCCTCTGCGCAGTTATCAAATTGTACCTTTGTCAGTTTTACGTTTTGAGTGTCAATTTTCTCTGATAATATATTAATATTCTGATTAAGGTAATTAAATCTTTTCTCCGCTACATCAACTCGATGATGAAGTATTGCTATGTAAACCACCAATGCAATAATAACCATTATCGTAAGTACCTGTTTAAGTTTCATCTTCCACACCTCCTAATATCGAAAACAAATTAATAATTTAATGGAATATAAGTCAAGATAAAAGTTTAAATAAGTTTTCCTTTTATTTATAATAAGTATTAAAGAAAGACTATATAAATACAAAGTAGTAGTAATAATTATATTAAGAGCAAAACCCGTTCCAAACAAAAATAATGCTTGTAACATATATAAATTGCTATATTTACAAATGTAATCTCCTGCGAATAACTTTGTGGATAACTTGTGGATAAGTGTGGATAACTTTTTTTATGACAAAAAAATAGGTTGACAAATAACTATATTATGACGATTTTTTTATTTGTAAAGGCAAAGGGGGTATCAATGGACATAAAGGCGGAATTTAAACGTAGCTTTTATGCTATGCTAAAAGGAAAGTATAAACAGGAGCTACTCAACCTCTCAGACGGAGATAAAGTCAGCAGGTATAATGGCAGGAAATTCAATTCACTTACTATCTACGCCGGGCTTCTATTTGTGATTAAGGACGAGGAGCTATATGATTATATCAACCGCCTTGTAGAAGAAGGTATAAGCACCAAAGAAGAAATTGCCGAATCCTTTAAAATAGCAAATCTCAATGTAATGAATTATCGTGTTAAGATAATGCCTCCGAGGTTTAGATATAAGTATTTACGATTATTGGTCAATATTAAAGATACCTATCCGGAAGTTAAAGAATACGAATTGATCGTTGAGGAAATTGACCCCGAAACTAAATTAAAAATAGATGTAGGTTATGCCCAACTCGTAAAGGATTTAAGCGGAATAGGATTAGATAAACAGCAGATATGTGAATCCCTTGAAATTAATCCATCCTCATTTGAGAAATATCCTTTACTGGATAAGAAATTTAGAGAGGGGCGTCATAAAAAAGAGATCAAGGTAGTTGAGGGAATAGTAAATGACATTTTTGAACAAGTTATAAATACCAATTTCTTTGGTAATGAGTTACTTCCGGCACTAAAGCAAGCCTCTCTCGGTAGAAAAATTCAGCTAACAAAAACAATCCAGATTAATGCTAAAACGGTTAAAACCGAAATCCTTGAACGATATATCAAACCCGATAAAGATGCTGTAAGATTAATGCTTCAACTGGCTGGAGCAGGCTTTCTGGAAGATTTCAGCTTAGACTCAAGGGACGTCAATGCTCTGGAGAATATACCCGTGCTGGGGTTGGAGTCATTTAACCCAGATGGATCCGCCAAACCTCTTGAAATAACAAAATACACCGATGTGGAGGTTATAGGTGAGTAATCAGGTACAAACCGGTTTAGAGTATTTACCAGTACAATTTGATGAATACATAAAGGTTTTTAAGCCCTGGAGAACTAATGATATATTAGCAAAGTCAGCAATAACCAGTCGTGCTCAGTATGAGGCTATATTAAAAAATGCCAATACGATAGTTGCTTCCGAGATAGAAGCCATGTTCGACCTGACAGAGGCTTATCCGGCAAAATTCTATGTTCCTACGGGTGATAATGAAAGAATCATCAGGAACTTTGCTCATTGCCTGGATAAAGGTAATATCATTGCCGTGCCCTCTTCTTTTTCGGCAAACGGTATCGGGAAAACCTATTTATCGGTTTTAATAGCAGTTAATTTGCTTTATGGGATCGCTTCTCCCTGGTTCAATTTTGGATTATTCAGGAAATTCCCATTTAAGGAAAAGACTATCTGGTACTGCTCACAAAGCTCTGCATTAAAAAAGGGTGAGTTGATCGAGAAAACCTTTAAATATTTCCTGAAGGGGTATGAGAACTGGAATTTCAACTACGATGGCAGGAAGTTGGCGAGCTTAAATACTGGTGATGAAAATGACTGGTCATTAATATACAAATCTTATGATCAGGATATAAAGCAGTTCGAGTCCACAAATGTCTCAGTAGCAATATTAGATGAACCCCCTTATGACGCTCAGTGGAAAGCGATAAAGGGTAGGGGTCGTGATGGTTTGATAATGTTTTTGAATTTTACACCAATCTATTGCCCCGCATACACAATGGACGAAATCGAGAAAGCGATCAGGGAAGGACGACCCGGCTATTCCAAAGTTACGGCAACCATTTATGGAACTTCCAAGGATAATGAGCTCGGAAAACGGGGCTTTAGACCACAGGAAGAGATTGAGGAAACGGTCAGGACTTATTCTGAGGATGAAAAAGAAGCCAGAGAGAAAGGGATACCCACCCATTATCATGGCATGGTTTACAAACAATATGATGAGAAAGAACACCTTGTAAAGGTGGATAAAGAGATATTTAAAGCATATTTGGCAGGCGAAAAGTTCTGGTTTATGCCGGATAAGAATGCTATTTATATCCATGTCATTGACCCTCATGATTCCAGACCAGACGCTATGATCTGGGCGTTTGTAAACCCGAATGGCAGATATGGAATTATGGCAAGTTACCCCTTTGATAATGATAAGAATTACTGGGAATTTAATAAATCACCATCCGAGAACGAGATATTTGAAGGGATTATCCAAAGAGAATATGAATTATCATCATACCTCGGCATGGAAGATCAATTACCTGTAGCCAGGAGAATACTTGATAAAAGGTTTTGTGTCCAGAGCAGGGGAAAGAAAAAGATATGGGATAGTTACAGAGAATTAGGTAATGAATACAGGCTTAGTGGTGAATGGGTAAAGTCGTATAGTGCTGCTGGCTCGCAACAGTCAGAAATTTTATATGGTCATAAATTAGTTGAAAAACTTATGACTACTATCCTTCCAGATAAACATTCTAAATTTGTGATCTGGGATTGGGATTTAAGTTATCACATAAAGAATGGCATGAGAAATTATTCTTACAAAATGAAATGGGGTGAAGCTACTACTATGACGGGAATGCTTGAGCCAAGATATAAGGATTTTGGTGACCTGACAAGGTATCTGGCAGGCGATAGGCAAAACATTGAAACAATGATCAGGGAAATAGAAGAGGAGAACGCAATGCAGAAGAAACGAAGGGGTCGTGAGAAGAAAAAGAAAGACCTGATTGCGGGGCTGGGTGAATATTAACTTGACAAAATTAACTATATTCCTCCGTTTTTGCATCAGCTAAGGAGTAACAGTGATAACAAGAGAAATTCGAGAATATTTAACCAAAAAAGAACGCCAGAGCTTTGATGCAGTAAAACTTTGTCAGGATTTCACTGATTTTGTCAGCTACCGTGATGAAACAAACGCCGATGCAATGATGGATGTTGGGATCAGATGTTGGAAGGAAAGGCTTGAACACGGTGTGTTTGGTAATATTCAATCTGAGCAGGCATGGGTGAATGTTACCTGGGAAAAAATAGATAAGAAAATCTCACGATTACTCGCAACAAGGGTAGATGTTACCTTAGAGAACAGGCTTAAACGATTTATAGTTGCTCAGGATATTTTAGAAAAAAATGTTAATTTCGCTATAGAATTTTTTGATATGCTTAGAAGTTGTGACTACAGCGTGATGCACAAAGCATTTCTCGGCTTCGGAGTTGTTAAATATGAGTGGGATAAGTATGAGGAAAGAGATGGCTGGAAAACTGGTATCCCAAAGGTAAGAACCGTTGACCCACGTTGTTTTTTACTGCCTCCCAATTGCTCTGATAAATATTTAAAAGACGCTGATAAATTCTTTGAGATTAAGACTTATGAAAAAACCAAATTCTTTGAAAAGCTACGATCAGGGGCTATTCCGATAAAGGGAGATGTAGAAAAAGTTATTAAAATGATTGAATCTGGAAAGTCTTATTTGCGAGGCGTAGCAAGAAAGGGCTGGACTTATAATACCAGCACAAATTACGTAGAGGTTGTTATTTGCCAGTATTTAAGACCACATTATACCAAAACCAGAAAATTAGAGTCTGTATTTAATGATGGTGTAAGTTATGATGTGCTTGATAGTGATCTTAGAAAAGAAGTTGGTGAAGAGAAGATGTCAAAGGTTGAGGATTTTGATGACAGGGAGTCCCTTCCAGAGGGGATGGCTGTCACTAAACCTGAGATGATTAGATATAATGCCTGGTATGAAACCATTTTATTGCCGTCGTATGATACCGAAATATCTCCCCCTCGGTGTATTGGTGATAAATCAACTTATTGCTTAATGCCTGGGGTTCCTAACCCCGACAGCAGCTATCCGATCAGTGATGCCTTCCGTCAGGCGGAATCTCAACATATATTAAATTCTACTTTATCCATGCACTTAGTTGCTGCATTGAGAAAACTGAAATCATTACCCTATGTAGTTAAAAGCGGTATAGATAACTGGGTAGATTTTAAAGATGGTTACCCCGATGAAGATACGGTGGTTGTAATTAATAAAGAATTTATTGAGACTCCTGGAAAACTTGAGAAGCCGGTTGGTTTTATAACCCCTCCGGGTTCAAGTCCGGATCTGCAAAACATTATCGGACTACTGGAGTCATGGATTGCCGAAAGTACCTCTTCTACCCCGATTCAGGATGGATTTGCGCAGGGTAGCCACCAGTCGGGCAGGGCTCTTAATATATTAACTGCTAATAATATCAATAGTTCTAAATCAGACTTTAACCCTTATTTATTTTTATTAACTAACTTATTTACATTAGCCAAGGACTCTATTGCTGAATATAAAAATTATGTATATTTAGAAGAATATTTTGGTGTAGAATTTCTGGTAAACGAAACATTGGATACGAGCATGATAGCAGCAGCACCAAATTGTTATGTAAAGATTGTGGATGAGGCTGGAAATGAAGAATTGAAAGCACAGAGAGCAGAGAAATATGAAAGATTATTAGATAAAGGATATGTACCAATTGAGATTGCTCTTCAAAAAATGGATTTAGATGACCCGGAAAAGGTTCTTGATTTAAAAAGCAAGCAAGATCGGGTTTATGCCTTAGCAAAAGAGCTTGAGGATAGACCTGATTTATTTGATAAATTATATGAGATGGTGCAAAATGAACTTGCCCGTGAAAATAATGAAAAAACTCTCACTGCGTAAGCACAGAGAATATAAAAAAGCGAGCCTCACTGCAACGCAAAGGCTACGGAGGATTTATGTTTAACTACGTACCCAAAAATCACTTGATGGACAAGGTGGAAGACGGAGCTCCCGGCGGAGGCGAAGAAAAAAAGCCCGTTGAGCTTGAAGTAAACCACGAAGGTAAGGACTATAAGGTTCTTGTCAGTCCACCTAAACCAGGAGAGAAAGTAGCTCCAGCACAGTTTGTGGATGGAGAACCAGAAGAAGCGCTGAAAAACCCTGATTTTTACACCAAGTTTAACAAATCGCTTTACAACACTATTGTCAAAACCCAGGACGAAGCACGTAAGACAAATGAGCAAAAGAAGATTGACCGGGAAAAGGCTGAAAAGCCACCAGTTGACGAAGGTAATAAAGCTATTATGGATAGCATTGAAAAGATGAACCTCAGACTCGATGCACTTGCTGGAGGAAATCGACCACCCGTCGATAAACAACCAGAAAAGAAGAGTACGAAGGATTATCTTATCGAATCTGCCGGAGTCAAGACCTGGGACGAGTATCTTGCCTTAGAAGATGAGGAAAAGTCTCTTGCTCAGATGAATGCGACCTCCGCAATGGCGGAATCACGGGTGGACGCTAAACTGTCAAAATACTCTCAAAATGAGCAAAAAATCACACTGGAACGAAAGGCAGCAGAAAAAGCTATTGTCCAGGGTTACACCTATGACGAAATTAAGCTTTTTGCCTCTGACCTCGGTGTTGATCAAGTGAATGAAAAGATTGTTGATGTCTTTTTAAAGACCAGCAATTCTAATATCGACAAAGGCCAGGCAGCCAGAAAGGCAAAAGAAGATCGGGATAAAGTCACTGTTATTCGAGACGGCATTGATCAGTTTGATATGGATGGTGATCTCGGATTTGTTTTCAAATCTGACGGTGATAAGAACAAAGCTCTCTCTAAGGAAATTTATGACCTTGAGACGAAAGAGAAGAGTTCTCAAACCATCGACTTATTCCGTGGAGCGAAGTCTAAAAAGAAATAAGCTAATTTATTAGCCTCCGCTGGTTGTCGCAAATAAATAGGAGATAGAATATGTCTGGTGGAGATTATTTACCAGGTGGGTTTGGGACGGTATCGTCTTTTAACTCTAATATACTGGACTCTTTTTGGGATGAGTATTGTGACGACTTGTTCTTAAAAGAACCCTCCCTGACAGGTCTGCTTGTTATGCTTGGAAATGTTCAATCCCATGCAGAAACAGATGACTATAAATTTGACTGGACTTCCTTCAAGGAACGTCCTCGATATGTAACCATCACAGTGAACGCAGCAGCAGGCGCAGGCAGTGCGGCAGTATTTACTGTCAGTACCGCTGATTACCTCAAGCTGTCAAAATCAAATGTGTTGTATGATCTTACCTCTGGTGAGAATTTTTATATCAGCGACACAAACACTTCTGAATCAGGAAGCGATCTTACCACCAACCAGTTCCTTGCATATAAAGTCAACCCTGACTCAACTACCACTTCCGCTATTGTAATCAATGCCCATGTAGGTCATAAGCTGTATGTAGATGCAACTTCCATTAAAGACGGATGGGGTGATATTGCTAACGTAGCTCATTATATTTCCAGCAAACAGGATGAGAATTTCTATAACTATGTTATGGATTTCACTGAATACACCAAGGTATCCGAATCTGCTGCTAATGTGAAACGGCGTATCATGGGAAACAAGCGCAAGGTAGAAATTGCCCGTGCCATGAAGCGTGTCCGTGAAAGAATGGAAATTTCCTTCTTCCGTGGTGCTGGTGGTAGTTTAAATACTATCGGTTCAGACAGTATCCCATTCACAAAAGGCATCAAGAATTTTGCAATTAACTCGGAATCGGGTTATTACAATACATTTTCCTGGAATGACTGGAAAGAGTTTTATGGTAAGAAAGTAAGGCTCTGGAATGATAATGGTCTCACCTATATCTTCTGCAACCAGGCATTCAGAGCATTAGTTGACAAGTGGGCTCAGGAAGAAAGTGAACTACATTTCAGCAGTGAAGGCGGAGCAGACATGACGTTTGGATATTCTATTGGTACTCTGAGATCATCTTTAGGTACTTCCAGACTGATCGAAACCCCCATCCTGACCCATGCCTACGACATCACAGAAAACAGAGCAATTGCTTATGTGCTGGATGTTGATAGTTTAAAAATCCGCTTCTGGGCTGGAAAGGAAGATCGTTTTAGCCTACAGACCATGCTCGATCCAGATGGTCGTGAAGATCGTGAACACAGACGTTACTATACTGATGAAGTAAGCGCTAAGTGCGGTATCCAGGTCGGCGAACCTGCCCGTCACAGTTTACTTGAACTGTTACCATAAGGAGCAAATTATGCGTAAAAACATATTCTCTATCTTACTCATACTCCTGATGCTCGTCTCCTATGCTGGTCTTAATGCTACCGTCCTTATTGCCGATGTTGCTGAAATGGGGGCATGGTCAATATCCACATCTTCGGTTGATAATCAGGATTGGCTTGTAGCCACAAGCTATTATACTGTCGATACCAGTGCAGCCGCCACCGACAGTATTCTTAGGCTTTATACCCCGGCTTTGGCTGCTAAATTTAATTGGAATGCTCCAATTGAAGTGATAGTAAACGAATCGGCAGCAACAATTAATACCATTCCCTCTGCAACGTACTTATACCAAGGGTGGGCTGAAACTTTCGCCGTAACCGTTGATACACTGGGAGCGGCAACAATAACCGCCGGATATGAGCATGGAATAATTCTCGATGATTGTAAGGCGGCAGCCCAAACAGTGTATTTATATGGATCACAATACCGTGTAGGCGATACAACCTACGGAACATACCACATAGCCCCAACGCCTGAAATTGCCTTTAGTATTGAATCTGCTACAGGCAAATTTATAGATGCTCAGGTTATAAGAATAAGGGTTGTTCAATTGCTGAACTTGAACTTACCCGGTGTCTGGCATCCTTAAAAGCTGAATAAAATATAGGGGGCGGGAAACTGCCCCCGCAAATAAAGGAGAAATATATGGCTGAAGCTAAAAAGCCAGTAAAAGAAGCCGAACCTAACGATGCTTTAGCAAAGCAGGTAGCTCAATTATCTGAGATGATGCCTGAGCTAATCAAGCGTGTTGAGGTAGCCGAGAAGGCGAAGGACGAGGCAGAGGCAAAGGTCAAGGTGCTGGAAAAGGCAGGGAGCACGCCTACCCCGAACAACATCTATGACGATCCCAAATTTTACGAAAAAGATGATGTGAAAAAAATCTATGTTCTCCGTCTTTTGAATAACATGAAATGGTCATCCCTTCGTGGTGTTCACAAGGAAATATCTAAGATAGATAATCTTGGACGGAATATGTATAAACCATCTATTTCGTATCAGTTTGACGGTAATTGCAGAATGGAAGCCACCGAAAGAGCCCGGTACGACCTTGAGCCCTTTATTAATGACGGTCTGGTAAAAGTCTATGAATCTGGTGAGTTTGAGGACGAAATCGACTATCAGTTAATGGACAAAATAACCATCTTGAAGGAGTTCAAGCGGTATAAAAAGAAAACCGTGAACAAAGTTCCTGTGGAAGATTATACCGTTGAAGAATTGCGTTTCTTCTACAGGGAAATGCTCATTAAAATGCTTACCCCGAAAGGATAAGTAATATGACAAAGTTAGAACTGCTGACAAGCATATCAAAATTGGGTCACGCTGATCCGCTTGCTGATCATAAGACCGAGATCATAGAAATTCTCGGTGATGCAATGTTGTCACTACAAAGTCAATTCAGGCTATCAGCGTATCCGAGAATGGTTAGTATTCAGCCCCATACAATAACTGATAATCAGGTTGTTATACCAACGACTATCATCGAATTTGAGGGCATCAACAGCATTACAAGTAGTATTGACACAAGAATCCCTTATCTATTTCAAGAAGTTGATATTGATAAGTGGAAAAGGCTTGGATATTATGCTGATGAAACCCCATCAGATAACATAGTTTACTATTTTGTCAGTAGTTCTAACATATTATTTCACCCCTCGGTAACCGTAAGTGGTCTCACTATAGAGATTACCTATATTATAAACCCTAAAGTCAGTGATATAGCCGACGGTGAGGAGCTCATAAACCGCAATTTCTTTACGAGATCATTTATAGCAGCAGCAAAAGCACTAACTGTTCAGAATGTTCTTAACTGGATGGAGGGTATGCAAAAATGACTACCTGGGAAAATATTAAAAAGAGAATAGCGAGTGCAGCCGATGATCCCGCAATGGTCAAATATGGCGGAAAGATGAAGCCTGCTTTTCTGGCAGCTTTCCGTGATTATCTCATAAGTGCTGGTGACGATGAATTAGAGCAGGAAGAACTCGACTATAAACTTCCAACAACCAAATTCTCTTCATATCAAGTCCCAGCCTGCTTCAAAATAATTGATGTAAAATGCTTTGATAATAAATTCAAATTAATCAAGTCAACAAGAGCCGAGATCAGTAAAGCAACGAACAATACCGTTCTTGCTCCTTCGGTGAACGAGGTAAAGTATGTCATTAGAAATACTACAATAGATTTTCTTTCAGGCTTTGAGAGTAAGTCAACGATCAATAAAGTGACAATAATCTACATACCGGACTTTGACTTTACGAATGGCACAAATTTAACTGAGTTCGCAATCGGTTCAATAATATTTAACACGGTAAAAAACCTGGCAGGTATATATGAATCCCCAAACATTAATAAACAGAATTGAAGCGAATTTAAATGATTTGATCGGTGAAAACCTGATGCTGGATAGTGTTAATCAGGCTATCTCGACAATTAATGCTTTAATTGAGCCTCTCGATTCCTTTATAGATATTGTATTCTCAGCCGACACTACCAATATTCCATCAGCCGACACTACTATTCCTTCTGCTGACACCAGAATACCTTCTGAAACAGGGCAGTTTTCTACCGATGTCGAGTACGATACAGGTAAAAATTTATTAAAGATAATTGATACCCGGATTACAAAAATACTTACTGTATCAAAAGAAAATCTCGAATTAATAATGACTACAGTGGAGAAGGCAAAACATATATATTCCGAAAATGCCGTAGCTGTAGTTGGCTTAGAAATCTATTTCGCTGAAAGTCTCGTTGGTATTGAAGCTGATTTCCAAATGAAATGTAAGGTTGCGTTTCCTTCGATAACGGATATCAGTAAAGATTATGATATACCGGCTTTTTTTGATGATTTAATATATAATTTAGTGATCATGAATTTATCAAATAATGAAAAACAGAAAAAGGATGCTGAGTCGTTTATAGTGGCACAGCTTAAAGTTGTAGGGCTAAAAATGAACCAATGGAGTGAATTATGAAAAAGATAATTATCTTTGCGATACTGATGTTTTGTGTATTACTGAGTGCTACGGACTGGTACAACACAGCATATAGCTCATGGACGTATAAGCTGATGATAGTTGAGGATGTAACCACAAGCGGGCTTACCGCTACCTGGATGGATTTTGTGATGCTTAAGGATGCCACAGCGACCCCTGTAAGGATAAAGAACACTGCCTTTGGGCTAACAACCACTAACAGGCTATATTTATATGACAACAACTATATCTATGCTTCTGGAGCAAATACCCTTAATCTTACAGGTGGCGCAACTATTCGCCTTGATTATACCGATTTGGAACTTAGTACCGAAGTAACCGTTAATAGTGACGGTGATTTAGCGACCTCCGGGGATATTGAGTGTGTTGATCTGGCTTCCTCTGGAGCAGCTACCTTTACCGGAGCAGGGACGGGGGTTGCTGTAACGAATAATCAAACAATAGGTGGGACATTACAGGTATCGGGTGTTTCTGCATTTCAGGGAGCGATTACCGGATCTGCTGGATATTTAGGATCAGTGGGATCAGCAGGAAGCAGGAGTGCTGGATATTTCTCTACAGCAACGGCAAATGACGCTGTAACTCTGACCGGAGCCGGAACCGCTTTAGATGTAGATAATAATGTTAATATTGATGGCACGATTGTTGTTGATTTAACCTCACTTCTTTCTGGAGTAGTGACTGCACCCGCTGGCGTGGTGGCTGACTTAACCGGGGACGTAGCTGGTAATATCACCGGAACTACATTTACCGATAGCGGATCAGGGGGAGTTGCCGTTGACGGGGTTTTGCTCATAGACGGAGATATTGATCTTGATATTGGTGATAAGCTAATATTGGATACAGATGATGATTCTTATCTTTATGCGAGTGCTGATGACATAATAGATATTTGGGCGAGTAACGGCAAGGTTGCCACGGTTTCTGCCCAAAAACTATCATTAAATACAAGTTGTGTATTACTTGCCGATGATATTACTGAATTTACCGGCGATAATGGAACTACTATAGAGGGTATAACAATAGAGAAAAAAGCAAGCATTATTAGCCTTCAGCCTTCTTCCGGTTTATATGTTGCTATTAAAGATAATGATGTCGATGGCGGATCTTCACACTCCTTTGCGTCTGCCAATGATCTATTCGTAGAAGGGAAACTTGAGGTTGATGAACTTGTTTATTTCGATGGAGGTGTATCCGTAACGTCAGGGCAGACATTGACTGTTTATGATGTAGATTTAGGAGGTGCAACCCCCGTATTGGAGGCGATGGCTGTAGATGGTGCAACGGGTAATCCCCTCAGTGTAAAGGGAGGTAACGCAACAACTACTGGTGGTGATCTAAATTTGGACGGTGGAAAGGCTACAAACGACGGAGATGTTGTTGTAGGTGAAAATTATGGAAACTTGGAAGTACAGAGTTTAATAACCTTCCCAACATATAAGGAATTAACTTGCGACGGAGGTGAAATAGCTGACGATATAACTAAGATAGTATCTTATATTACTGCCACCGCAGCCGACACAATAAACGTTGCGGACGGGGTTGAGGGGCAGATAAAATCCTATGTTATGCTGGTAAATGCTTCTGCTTTTAGCATTACAATAGCCCCGGCAAGTTCTGGATTTGGATCTGCTCTAATTTTAAATGATATGGACGAAGCAGCAACAATAATATTCCACGGCACAAAGTGGTATGTAAAGTCCAAAAACAACTAATATGGATATATTAGGATTTCCCAAAGGTGAAATTTCTGGAGTTAATGATAAGATAATTCCAGAAGGCGGAGCATCGCTTCTGCGCAACTTAGAACCCCAGGGGAATACACTTCAAAAGAGATACGGAGAGGATCAGGAGAGTAACCTTACCCTTGCTTTCGCAATGGACGAGGATAAAATACCCTCTGGCGTGTGGAAGTGGAAACCAGCAGTTAATACAGCGAAATACGGAGATACACTATATCTGGTATTTTATGAAACCGAGCAGGAATTTCAGCTATTTTATAACAATACCACCCAAAACACCGAGGTCACTAAACCCTTAAACGCTACACTGTCAATTGATGATCTCACTGTATTTTTGTCACCGAATAGTATTATAATAACCGATGGCACATCTAAGGGATACCAAGTCAGAATAGATGTATATGGTAAGCTCAAGCAGGGAAGTATGGGCTTAGAATCTCCGAGCACTGCACCCGTACTCTCTGACCCGGTATTTACCGATCTCGATGATCAGGATTATTTCGGTAGTCCGGGTATATTAAGAACAGCAATTACCTATGTTGATAAAAATGGGATCGAAAGCAACCCCTCTCCAATATCAAACGCTTTATTGTGTCAGAAATTCAAATATGATGAAGGCGAGCAGGTCAACCAGATACTATCCTTAAATGTATATATTTACATTGATGAAGAGCTTGAGGAAACGCTTGATCATATTAATATTTATACTCAATTAATCCTATATACAGAAGGAGAAGATACCGGGACTTTTATCTATGCTGCCGAACAGTTCATTGTAGCTGGTGATAATGAGTTCTTCTTAAAAAATTCCGGCTTTTCCAATGATATAATGTCTTACGAAAATGACGTGGCTCAGATTGCAGCCAAGGCTGTAACTGCCGAGGGGATTACAGTTCTCTCTTCACCTGAAAGATCAGTAAACCCGAAAGAAGATTTTAAGTATTTACAGAAGATCACTTTGATAAATAACAACCCGCAAAGTTTTGTGGATAAACTTGTCAGAATAAGGCTTTATTATGAAAATTATGAAAGTGCTCCGAGTAACCAAAGGATAACAAACTTCAACCCTACCGAATACAGGTTAAGTGATCTCAGATATATCAGGCTTTATGATACGCAACTCAAGACACCCTTAGTCACAAAAGCGACCGTATTTGCCGATAATTATATAGAGGTTCTGGTATTAGTGACAATGCTCTCCGGTCAAAATAAAGATATTTATTTAGCTTTTACCCCAGGTGCATTTAGGGTTGAAATGCCCGGATATGCAATTGACAAATTGGGTGGTTATTGGAATGATAATGATAACTTTTATTCACCAGCATTTAAAAACATAGAAGTTTATGACGCTGGAACGAAAATTGCTTATGCAAATGACGACACATCGGATGGTGAAGTTAATTTGGCTGACGAAAACCTATCCGTGGAAAAGGGAGACGAGCCAAATTGGACTCCGCCATTTTATGCACCATATACTAAGTATTTAGATATTGGATACATTCCTGGTGGCGAACCCAAGATGAATAAAGTAGAATTAGACATTGGTGGATTATCACCCAAAAGTTTTTTTGTTTCAGCAAGGTTCAGCATTAAGCTCTATCAGACAAGCACTTCTAATTATGATGCAACCCTGTATCGTATTTTTATGCCTCAAAGAAATCAAGAGACAAAGGAAGAATTAATTTTAGCTTATGATTGGAATACCGATGAGATAGCGTTTTTTCTTGTTACCACCGATGCCACTCTCGGATTTGACACGGTTGAAATAGATTTACTTAGCTTAGGGGACGACTCATGGACGCCTACGATTTGGAAATTCAGCATTGCTGATTACAAGCGAGTCGTTGGCGGAGATGAATATTTGGAATTTTACTTTGTGTGGACGGCAAAAGAAAAAAGCGAAGATGACTGGACATCCCACATGCTTTTTGTGCCGATTAACTCAAGCTCTCCGCAAACAAATTTTTATGGAAGAAGGTTGGCTCAGGATATATATCCCACCATTGGGACGATTTCATTTGGTGGGGATAATGATGATACGGTTATATCTCAGATAATATTCAGACAGAACTTATATCCTGACAAATATGTTGATGATTATGCTATTGACAGTATGATCAACGCAGCAAACTATATGCCTATTTATAGGAGCGAGTTTATTGGCAGGCGATGGATAGAGGGCGATGGATATGAGGAAAAGAATGAGAATGTATTGATCGGGCAGCAAAGGGATACCGCTTCTGCTTATGCTAATGTGAATAACAATTTGTTCTGGAGCGAAAAATATGGTTTGAATTTTCCAGACCAGAACGTCCATCGCATTCCCGGAGCAAATACAGTAAATGTTCCAGTAAGAAGTTTTTTCAATAATCAATACGTAACTACAGTGCTTTGTTTTACGAGTGACACGATAAGTAGATTAATATTTAACGAGGCTTCCGGTGATCTTGTAAATAAAAATAGATTCATTGAGGAAAACTATGGGTTCGGGTGTGACAACGAGAAATTCATGTGTAAATATGGAGATACCGTTTATTGGTATAGCTCGAATAAAAATGAATTATATGAATATTTTGAGGGAAAACCAAAGTGCTTATCGGTAAACAGAATAACCTTTAGCGGAGTAAAGAGAATATTTGCTAATCCAGCGAAAAGGCAGATCATAATTTTAGAGAGTGCCAGGCAGGTTGTTTATCATGTCGAATATGGCTGGTTTACTTCGTTCACTGGTCTCGATTGTGCCTTTACCGCTGCTGGCGACTCCGGTAAAACTTTGCTTTTAAAAGAAAGTGGGGGTGTTTACAGTTATCCTTCTGATGGAGAAACAAGTGAAATTCCTTACATTGATACAGCGAAGTATTATATAAGCGGGTTGCTCCGTAGAATTAAGCCTGCTTTTCTGGGGGATACGGTATATATGAAAACCGTCGTAGAATATCGGTCTGGCTATCTTGAAGATATTCCAGGGGCAACACGGGAAGTTAGTTCCGGGGAAAGCTATCGGATTAATAAAAATTGTGAGTATTTTAAGATCATCTTGTCAAATTTGAGCAGATTTATAAATATAAAGGTTGAAGTATGACACTACAAGAAATTATTCAAGAAATAGACCCGATCCTGCCAAAAGCAAAAGTGCTGGATATTTTACGGGAAGTCTTAGGGTACTATAGAAAGGTATCTGGATTATCCCAGTTTATGACAAATTATGAGATTACTACAGCATACTCAGGTTTAGCGACCTCCGCTGCTGCGACTCTTACGGATACAGACGCTTCCTTTGATACAGAAGGTACTTTGATCGGGCAGACAGTAGTAAACGTCACAGATGGAAGTGAAGGCACTATCACGTCGGTTACGGGAACCGTCATTACAGCCACATTGGCGGGTGGAACTAATAACACCTGGGCGATTGGTGATGCCTACACAATAAGCCTGGTCAATGACATAATTCTGCCTAAATCAGTAAAAGCTGTCAGCAGGGTTAATGTAGGTGGTGCTAATGTTTCGTTAAATTTACGCTGGGAAGGGGAAATGCAGACCGCTGGAGAGGATGATGATTCATATAGTTATAATATTATAAACCAGACCCCGGACTTCCAGGCGTGCCGGATATTGGACTCAGACAACACTCTCAGATTCGTTAATAACATTGATTCGGCAAGTACGCTGAAACTCTATTGTAAAAAAGATATTAGCACGGCAGCTATAACCACTACGTATTTGTCATCGGAAATGAATTTACCGAATAAGCACTTTGACGCTATTTGTGACTGGTGCTTACACCGGTTATTTCTATCCCAAAAACATCGTGATTATCCCAGTGCAATATATTATAAAAATGAATTTAAAAAAAGTTTTGAATATGCCACTTGCGAGATGAATGCTCACCAGGCATCCAAAATCAACTTGGAAAAGTCTGGTTCAGACAGGCTATTTAAAAGAGGAGTTAGATTATGAAAAAGGTTTTAATTTTTGCGTTGCTGTTATTCTTATCAATAGCAGTATTCGCTGGATCAAGCGGGAAAGGTACGGTAACGACAGACAGTACAGCTTACCAATATAAGGCTTTAGTTGAGCTACAAGGTATAGAGCGATTAGGCATTATATTGAAAAACACGGGGGATATGACTTCCTATTACGATCTCAGGCTCTATCCCAGTGAAGATTTTGAGGATTATATTTACATGGCTTTAGCTGATGCGACAGGTGATTCTCTTTTTGATTCAGATGGTGCATTTACGGAAACAGGGATCGTTGGCGAGCCCGTTTATAATGTTTCTGATGGATCTTCCGGTACTATCACCGCAATTAATGATTCTACTGTTTACGCTACACTGGCAGGGGGTACGAATAATTCATGGACTGCGGGCGATCTATATAAGATAAGACGCCCATTGCTTTATTATTCAATAACAGATTCCTTAGCGTCGGGATCACAATTTGAAGCTGAGATAGTTAATTATTATTCTCAAGTGAAGCTATTTATAAAAAAAGCCAGTGCAAGCGACAGCACCGCAACGTATAATTATCAGTTTAGAAAGCAAGAGTAATCGTGGCTACTCACTATGACAGATACCAGGAAAACTTATTGCGCAGACGCCTGAGTAGCCCTGGGTGGAATAAGTTCAGAAAGCAGCAGGAGCAAATGGGTAATGTCTGGGAAAGATCAATGAACCAATTCGTTTCTAATCTTGATCGTAGCAATATCCCGCTGGCTGCCAAAACCGATGCTCAGACCCAGTTTATGTCAACTCAAGCCCGTGAAATGGGAAAGCAATTCGAGTCATTTAATGAAGGGGTTCAAATAGAGCGGAAGGAAATAACTCAGCAACTTGGTGCTATGGGTGCTGCGAGAAAAGATCAGGAAGAAGCGGAGAAGAATAAATTAATCTCTGCCGGAGCTCAAGTTCTTGGTGCTGGTGTTGGATTTGCCGTTGGTGGACTTCCTGGAGCTAAAATTGGGGCTGGGGCTGGCGGTGTGGTTGGTGGAGTTGCTACACAGAACTGGAACGCCGCTTTAGAATCAGGGGTTGGCATGATCACCGATATTGGAACTCAGTCAAAGCTAAATTCCGTTAAAGATACCTCTGATAAGATGGGTGCGATAGTGAATACGGTCAGGGGTTCCAATAAATCATTCGCTGAACAAAAGAACATAATAGATTCTATTATCCAGGACATTGATCTGGGCGTAAGTGCTGATGATATAAGTGGCAGAATAAACAGATTGTTGGGAATAGAAATAGAGAT